TATCAATGCATCATATCCAGACATTCGTCGAGCAATTAATGCAGCACAAGCATCTGTAGTTAACGGTAAATTGCAATTAGACAAAGCAAGTGCAATTCAAGCTAATTACATGACAGAAGTATTAGAAATGCTTAAAAATGCAAAAGATAAAAAGGCAACTTTCACAAAAATTCGTCAATGTATTGCAGATAGCAAAGTTAAAGACTTTACGCCATTGTATACATTTTTATATGACAATTTAGATGAATTTGCTCACGGACATATAGCACCATGCATTTTGATTATAGCAGAATCGCAATTTAAAGATGCTAGTGTAGTAGACAAAGAAATTAATATAATGGCAATGTTTGTAAATTTATTAGGAGAAATATGAGTAAAATAAACGTACCAGTAAACAAATCAGATATGCAACCAATTATCTGTAAAGAATGTGACGGAATGTATTTTCGTCAAGTTATGGCAATCAATAAAGTATCAAAACTATTAACTGGATCTGATAAAGATACGATGGTTCCGATACCAGTATTTAGATGCGATGATTGCGGAGCAATTCCAGAAGAATTTCAACCAATTAAAATGAAATCTAAATAATGTCAATACCATATCATAAAGATACGGTTAGCATTGTATTTAAAACATCGAATCGAAGCAATGCGAGAGTAAAAATAAAAACATTTCGCAATAAATCAATTGATGATATTGTAGATGCTAAACGTATTATTGGTATTCCTGATACAGCAGTAATACTTGAAATTGGATTAGGAAAATTGTTAGAAGAACAATATCGTAAAAAATATAAACTATAATAAATGGCAGAAGAAAAGAAAGGTGCAACAATTTTTGATTTTATTGACGGATTAACTCATAAAAAGAAAGAATGGTCGAAATGGTCAGAATCAGATCAAAAAAAGTTTTCAGTATTCATTGTTAATCGTTGGTTGAGTATGCGTATGGAATTTACAGAACTTGTTAACGAATTTCAAACATATACTATAGGGTTATTACGTCCGCAAGAAACATATCGATTATATTATGAATTTCTTCCGCAATCAAAAGGATTTGCAAAATATATTAAAGGCAAATCTGAGGATAAGTATGAAAAAGCATTAGTCGAACAATTTGCTGAACATTATCAAGTAAGTCGCTCAGAAGCCGCAGATTATATTGATTTAATGGATAAAACGCAATGTGAACGAATTTTAACCATGTACGGATATAGTGAAGGCGAAAAGAAAAAATTGTTAAAAGGAATAAAATGAGTGTACATACACAAACACATTATCAAGGAAAAGATAGCCTGTATAAATTTGCAGAAGAATGGGGTTTGAATGCCTATGAATTTGATATCATTAAACGCATTGTAAGATGCCGACATAAAGGTTCATTTCAGCAAGACTTAGAAAAAACTAAAGATTTAATTGATATTTACTTGAAGGAGAAACTACCTAATTATTTGGATATTACCAAGTAATTTCATATAATAAAGTATGAAATCAGGAAATTATCTAAGTCCCATATATAAACTGTCAATGCGCGATGCAACGACAGTTCCAAGAAAAATATCATATTCACAATGGTCATTGTATGAACGATGTCCACTTTCTTGGAAACTTAATTACATTGACGGATTATCTCCGTTTCAATCATCAATTGACACATGTTTTGGTACAGCATTTCACGAAACATTTCAATATTTCTTAACAGTTTTGTATACTGAGTCAGTTAAGAAAGCTGAAGCAATAAATTTTAGAGAAGTATTAACAGCAAAACTTAAAGACGAATATGCACGTTGCGTTGCTGAGAATAACGGCGAACATTTTTCAAATCCATTACAATTAGCAGAATATCTTGAAGATGGTGTTGCTATACTAGATTGGTTTGTGAAACGACGTTCGCAATATTTTTCAACCAAGAATTGGGAATTAGCTGGCATTGAAATGGAATTGTGTGTACAAGCATCAGATGCTAATCCTTCAGTATATTGGTATGGATTTATGGATGTTGTTTTGCGACATGTTCCAACCAATAAGATTGTGATACTTGATCTTAAAACTAGCCGGAACGGTTGGAATAAAAATGCAAAATCAGATTCACTTAAATTAGCACAGCTCATAACATATAAAAATTATTTTGCAAAGCAATATGGTATTCCTAAAGAGAATATTGATGTTGAATTTTTTGTAGTTAAACGCAAAATAATGGAAGAGTCAATGTTTCCGCAGAAACGAATTCAAAATATTAAACCTGCCGCAGGTAGCGTAACGCAAAAGCGAGTTCAACGTAGTATTGATTTATTTGTTGAGCAATGCTTTGATTTAGAAGGCAATAAGAATGCAGATAGGGTATATTTAGCAACAGCAGGAAAAGGTGCTGCAAATTGTAAGTATTGTCCATTTAAAACTGATTACGAAAGATGTCCGAAAGAGAACAGAATACGCGAGTAAAATACACGCACGAACACATATTCATTTATCAATTTCAAATTGAGAATCATCTTACATGGCCTGGAACGCGTTGGGCTAATGTTGAATATGCATTATGTACAAATCATCATGATCCAAACGGCAAAGAAAATAGAAAGTTATTAGAATCCATGTTGCGTTTAGTTTATGGACATTATCCTAAAGGTGTTAAATTTTTAAAAGAGAAAGTATGACACGAGTAGCAGTTATTGGTAATACTAGTTGGCAGAATAAACGAAAAGTACAAGAAACGCTTCAAATGCTTAAACGTAAATTTGGTGACGAATTGATAGTTGTAGGCGCTGGAGGAAATGAAGGCGCTAATAGTATGGTTAGAAAATATACATTAGAATTTGGATTACAATATGAAGAATACAACCCTAGCTTCTCTGGTTACAACATATACTCCGCAATGCCAGAATCTTATTATGGAAAACCTTATCATTTTAGTCAATTGCATCACCGCATGAAACTAATTGCGGAACGATGCGATTACATGATGATATTAACCAACGAAATGCAATTAGATCCAGTATTACAAACAGCTTGGACAAAGACAAAAAAACTTAATAAACCGGTTGTTATTCTCGGTTAATATATTTATATTAAAGTTATAAAGGAAAAGAATGGAGTTACCAAAGTTACAAAAGATTGACCCTAACAAACCAAAGAAAAAGAAGATTTTACTATTAGCAGATGATTTTCGTTTGCCTTCTGGTATTGGAACAATTAGCAAAGAAATTATTTTAAACACAGTTAAGCATTATGATTGGGTTCAATTAGGTGCTGCACTGCAACATCCAGATGCAGGTAAAGGCTTTGATTTATCTGTCGACATTGTACGAGAGACTGGCGTAGAAGACGCATCAGTTAAATTGATTGCATGGAACGGATATGGAGATCGAAATATTTTATTTTCAATTCTTCAACAAGAACGTCCTGATGCAATATTTCATTTTACTGATCCTAGATATTGGACATGGTTATATGCATTAGAACATGAAATCAAAACAACATATGCAACGCCAATTATTTATTATTCTATTTGGGATGATTTACCATATCCAATGTGGAATGCACCATTTTACGGTAGTTGCGATTTAATTATGGGTATTAGTAAGCAATCTGATAATATTCATAGAGAAGTTCTTACGCAGAATGGATTTAAGGTTGTAGATTATGATGAATCTAATGAATTACTAGCAAATGTAAATTCAGACGAAATCATCACAGGTTTTGTTCCGCATGGATTAGATCATAAAGTATTTAAACCATTAGATGCAAAAGATCCATTATATGTTTCAATGCATGAAAAAATTAAAAAATCAAATGATGTTGATTTTGTAGTATTTTGGAATAATCGAAATATCAGAAGAAAACAGCCAGGCGATGTAATTTTAGCATTTAAACATTTTGTAGATAGTTTGCCAACAGAACAAAAATCAAAAGTTGCACTTTTGATGCATACTCAAATTGTTGATGGTAATGGAACAGATTTACGTGCAGTATGGAAAGCAGTAGCTCCAGATTGCAAAGTATTATTTTCTGAAGCAAAGGTTACGGGACAAGAACTTAATGCAATGTATAATGTTGCAGATGTAGTAGTTAATATTGCAAGTAATGAAGGTTGGGGTTTAAGTTCAACGGAAGCAATCTTAGCAGGAACGCCTGTTGTTAATAACGTAACTGGAGGTTTACAAGACCAATGTGGGTTCCATGATGAAAATGGCGAATGGATACGATTTAACGGAGAATTTTCAACAAATCATACAGGTAAATATAAAAATCACGGAGTTTGGGCTAAACCAGTATTTCCTAGTAATAGAAGTCTTCAAGGATCACCGCAGACACCTTATATCTTTGATGATCGTGTTCGTTTTGAAGATGTTGCCGATGCAATTGCATATTGGTATAACATTCCGAAAGCTCTTCGTCAAGATATGGGTCAATCGGGTAGAAATTGGGCACTGTCAAATGGCTTAACTGCAGAACAAATGGGTAACAAAATGATCCATATGATTGATTATTTATTTAACGCAAAACAATTGGCAAGAAAGCGTTATACTTTAACGCCGGTTATCGAAACAAAATATGAACAAATAGGAATAGTAGAATGAGAAAAGTAGTTATATCATCACCAGTAGCAACACAAAGTGGTTACGGGCATCATGCTCGCGAAATAATTAAACAATTTATAGATAAACGAGGCGACGAATGGGATATTAAACTACTTTCAATGCCCTGGGGACACACTCCTTTTACATTTCCTATCCCGTTAGATTGGCAAAAAAGAATAGTTCCGTTGCCATTAACTGAACAGCCTGATGTTTGGGTACAAATTACCGTACCGAATGAATTCCAAGCTATTGGAAAATACAATATCGGCGTAACGGCGGGAACAGAAGGAGATATTTGTCCGGCAGACTGGATTGAAAAAATTAATGCAATGCAAGTTACAATTGTTCCTAGTGAATTTACCAAAACGGTATTTGAAGAAACAGCAAAACTTCATAATTTAAATATTTTTACAAATATTCAAGTTATTCCGGAATATTTTGATGAGACTCAATATAATAACAAATCAGTAACTATAAAAGTTGCTGGTTTAGATGATATTAAAGAATCAGATGCATTTTTAAGTGTAGGTCATTGGTTGCAAGGGCAATTGGGCGAAGACAGAAAAAATGTAGGCGGCTTAATACATTGTTTTTTCAATACATTTAAAAACAAAAAAGATGCACCAGCATTGATACTTAAAACTAGCGGTGCAACTTATTCAGTAACCGATCGTTTTGAAATACAAGATCGAATCAATCAAGTAGCATCATTATTTCCCGGAGACCGATTACCGTCAGTATATTTATTACATGGAGATTTAACTACCGCAGAAATGAACGCAATGTATAATCATCCTAAAATAAAAGCTCTAGTTTCATTTACAAAAGCAGAAGGATTTGGAAGACCTTTATTAGAATTTTCTACAACTGGGAAACCTATAATAGCTCCGCATTATTCAGGACAAGCAGATTTCTTAAAGAAAGATTTTATTTGTGCCTTACCTGGACAATTGACGTCAATACATCCAACGGCTCAAAATGAATTTTTAATTGGAACTGCAAAATGGTTTACTGTAGACTACGGATATGCATCTGCTATGATGAAAGATGTTTTAAAGAATTATAAAAAATGGATAGAATTAGCAAAACGACAACGATACTTTGTTAATTCGACATTTACAGAAACAGCTGTATCTGACACATATAATAAAGTTTTAGAAATTATAGATGCAGGCATTGACAAGTTACCAAAAGCTATCGAATTAAAGTTACCAAAATTACAAAAGATTTGATTCTAATCTAAAAAATCATATAATATAGTATGACAATAACATATGCAATTACCGTTTGTAATGAATTCATAGAAATACAACGTCTTTTAAATTTTTTATTAGATAATAAAAGAATTGAAGACAATATTGTAGTACTTTATGATTCAAAAAATGGCGATCCGGAAGTAGAAGCATTTTTACGAGCTAGATCTGTTAACAAATCATTTTCTTGGTTCAAAGCAGAATTTCAAGGCCATTTTGCTGAATGGAAAAATTTATTAACATCATTTTGTACCGGCGACTATATTTTTCAAATTGATGCCGATGAAATGATTAATGAATATGTTTGTAGATTACTACCACAAGTAATAGAAGCTAATCCGTCAGTAGATGTAATGATGATACCTAGAATTAATACGGTAGAAGGTATGACTCAAGATCATATGCAACAATGGGGTTGGGCAGTAAATGAACATGGGTGGATTAATTTTCCAGATTATCAGTGGAGAATATATCGAAATAAATCTGCAGTAACATGGATCAATAAAGTACATGAACGATTAACTGGATACAGTACCATATCGCATTTACCAACTGATAAAGAATGGTGTTTGCTTCATCCTAAAACAATCGAACGACAAATAAAACAAAATACATATTACGACACATTATGATATCATTTACAAATATATCTATAGAAGATTTACAAAATATTAGCTTAGATGAATTAAGTATTTCAATTCCAGAAATACAATTTAGAAATTATTTCTTAGGTCAGCCAAGTAATGAACATTATACATTATTAGCATATTTTAGTATGATGTATGATTCATGCACGATATTAGATATTGGAACATATAAAGGATGTTCATCATTAGCATTATCATATAATTCGTCTAATTCTATTTTTTCATTTGATCTAAACGGATCATCTAGAAACTTATCTTCATATCCAGAAAATGTAACATATGTTGTTGATAATGTAATTAATGGAAAATATGATGACTTAATTAAGTCATCTCCATTTATTTTATTAGATACTGATCACGATGGCTCATTTGAACATGAATTTCATTCTTATCTGCAAAAGCTTAAATGGACCGGAATTTTAATGTTAGATGATATTAAGTTAAATAATGAAATGAAATCTTATTGGAATTCAATAACAGAAGAAAAATATGATATATCAGACCTAGGTCATTGGTCTGGTACTGGAATCGTTAAATTTGGATAAATAAAATGAGTAAATATAATAAAGAGTCGTACATAACGGCTAGGCATAATCCTTTAGAATGGAAGAATCATGTTAATGTTAAAACATTGGAAGATTTTTCTAAATTTATACAAGGAGATGTTTTAGATATTGGGTGCAATCATGGTGCAACTACATATTGGTTAAAGGATTTTAATATTCAAAGTATAACGGGCGTAGACTTAAATTCCGCTGCATTAGATGTTGCCAAGGATACATTATCTAATATTGGGATATCTAGCAATTTAGTTGTACAAAACTACGTAGAATCTAATATTGGTAAAGAATTTGATACCATTATATCATTTCACACCCTAGAACATATATTTCCAGAAGATGCTAATAGCTTTGTCAAAAATATATACGCAGACTTAAAAACAGATGGGTATTTTATAATAGGAATTCCATACGATCGAGCATATCCAGATCCTTGTCACGTAGCATTCTATACCGAACTAACATTATCAGAATTATTAGAATCAGTTGGTTTTAAAACTATTAAATGTTTTAAAGATGATAGATTTTATGAAAGAAATATTTTAACGGGACTTTTTAGAAAATGATATCAATAGTAATTAATTATTGCAGTAACGACGAACGTTTTATTAGAGTTTGTTTAGATAATGCACTTAAAGTCAGTACTGATATAATTGTGCCTATTAGTGATCATTTCTTTGATGGTACGCCGGAATCAATTGAAAAAATTAAATCTTTAGCTAAAGAATATCCGTTAGTAAATTTTCAAGTATATGAATGGACGCCGGATAAGTTTCCTAGATATTGGCACAATATGTCTAGAATAATTGGACAATCACTTTGTAATAAAGACTCAGATTACATTTTATTTCTAGATTCAGACGAAATAATCGATCCAGAGCTTTTTAATCAATTTTTAGCAAATGAAAATTTTACAAAATATCATAGTTACAAGTTTTTATGCTACTGGTATTTTAGAGAACCAATATATCAAGCAACTGTACATGAAGCGACACCAGTTTTAGTTAGAAAAGAATTTATCAATATTGATCCATTTAATACCGGAGTAGAACGAGAACAAATGTTTGAGTATCTTAGTACTGATAAAAAAATAAATTGCGTTGAATGGAATGGTGTTCCAATGTTTCATCATTTTTCTTGGGTTCGTACAAAAGAACAAATGCTTAAAAAAGTAAAAAGTTGGGGACACGCATCAGATAAAAATTGGTCAAACTTAGTAGAAGAAGAATTTAGTAGACCATTTAATGGAACTGATTTTGTTCATGGATATCAATATAATATTGTAGAAAATAAATTTGGATTTTAAATATGGCAAATGGAGTATATAAAATAACACAAGAATTTGAAAAAGCATTATCTGACTATACAGGAGCTCCTTATGTAGTTACCGTTGATAATCAATCTAATGCATTATTCTTAGCATTAATGTATGAAAAGGTAACAGGACAAGAAATATCAATACCTGCACGTACATATCCGTCAGTGCCATGTGAAATAATTCATGCAGGCGCAAAGGTAAAATTCAAACCAGTAAAGGGAAAGACAATTAAAGGTGCATATCAGTTAGAACCTACTAATGTGTGGGATTCTGCATTGCGATTTACCGCAGATATGTATATGCCAGGTACTCACATGTGCGTATCATTTACTGGCCCATATAAACATTTTAAATTATCAAAAGGCGGAGCAATTTTAACTGACAATCATGATGCATATCTTTGGTTTAAACGAGCTAGGTATAGCGGACGTAGAGAATGTTCGTATCATGATGATCATTTCGATATGTTAGGATGGAATTTTTATATGATGCCAGAGTTAGCAGCCCGCGGAATGCTATTAATGAGTCAATTTTATCATGGCGAAACGCCTAAACAAAATGATGACTTAGAAATGCCATATCCAGATTTATCAAAATTTGAAATTTATACAAACGCAAATAGATAATGAAACTAGCTATAATGCAACCTTATTTTATGCCGTATATCGGATACTTTCAATTGATGAATTCGGTTGATGAATTCATTATCTATGATAATATTCAATATACTAAAAAAGGGTGGATTAATCGAAATAGAATTTTAGTAAATGGAACTCCGCAACTTATTACGTTACCATTAAAAAAAGATTCTGATTATCTAGATGTGATACGGCGATCTTTATCAGAATCATGGGATAAAGAAAAAAATAAAATTTTAAATACATTAAAATCATTTTATAAAAAAGCACCGCAATTTGAACAAACGTTTTGTTTAATAGAACAATGTTTAAACATGTCAAATACAAATTTATTTGACTTTATTTATCAAACTATATTATTGATAAATGATTTTTTAGACATTAAAACTAAAATAACGATATCTTCTACAATTGCAATAGATCATACATTAAAATCTCAAGATAAAGTTTTAAGTTTATGTCAAGCTAAAAATGCTAATACATATATAAATTCAATCGGCGGAACGGAATTGTATGATAAAAATATTTTTAAACAACATGGTATTGAACTTAATTTTATAAAATCTAATTCTATAGAATATAAACAGTTCAATAATGAATTTGTGCCATGGTTATCAATTATTGACGTGTTAATGTTCAATACTCCAGAACAGATTCGAGAATACTTAAATGAATATACTTTAATATGAAATGGAAAAAATTAGGTCAAATATTTGACCCAACAACATGGAATGATGGAATTGATAGACCATGGATGCAAACTCATTCGCAATGCGCGCATGCTCTAGTTTTAGACGATGTAGTTAGAATATATTTTTCATGTAGACCTGAAAATGACGATAACGGGTTTGCAAAATCATATACAACATACTTAGACTTAGATAAGAATGATTTAACAAAAATAATTAAAGTTTCAGATAAACCAATTATACCATTAGGCGAACTAGGAACTTTTGATGAATTTGCAGTTTATCCGTCTTGCAATATTAAACACAACGATACAGTGTTATTTTATTATGCAGGTTGGACTCGTTGTCAATCTGTACCATTTAATACATCAATTGGTATCGCTGTAAGTTATGATAACGGAGATACATTTAATCGAATTGGACCAGGGCCTATACTTTCAGCTGATTTATTAGAACCATTTGTATTGAGCGGACCTAAAGTTAGAAAATTCAATGATATGTGGTACATGTTTTATTTAGCTGGGACTAAATGGATAATGCATAATGGAAAACAAGAAATAATATATAAAAATAGAATGGCAATATCTTCAGATGGAATAAAATGGTCTAGAATGAATATGAATATAATTCCTGATAAGTTAAATGAAAATGAGTGCCAAGCTGGCCCTGATGTGTTTTATAAAGATGGCCTATATCATATGTACTTTGTGTATAGAGAAGGTTTAGATTTTAGAAACACCCCAAACCGCGGATACAAAATTGGTTATGCAACATCTATAGATTTAATCACTTGGTTACGAAAAGATGAAGATGCTGGAATTGAATATTCAGAATTCGGATGGGATAGCACCATGCAGCATTACCCACATGTATTTCAAATTGATGAAAAATTTTATATGACATATAACGGAAACGATTTTGGCAAATACGGTTTCGGACTAGCAGAATTAGAATAATGAAAATAACATTAAACACTCTTCAACAACATTTAAATAAATGTTCATCAACATTTGTTCCTGCATTAGATAGTTATGTTGATATAAAAGAATATTCAAAAAAAATATATGATAACGCTATAATATTTGACAAATTTGATAATAATATCCTTATAGGACTAGTTGCAGCATATAATAATAATGAAAAGAAGTTTGGATGGATTACTAATGTAAGCGTTGACCCGGATTATTCTAAAAGAGGTATTGCTAGTGAATTATTAAATAGATGTTATGACTATTTTAAACAATTAAATTATAATACTATTTTTTTAGAAGTATTTTCTGATAATATAAAAGCAATAAACTTATATAGAAAAAATGGATTTATATTACACGAACTAAAAGGAAACAAAATGATAATGAAACAACAATTGATACGAAATTACGATGCTGAACTAAATGATACAGATGATCATAAATATGCTTATGGTTTTGATTTTGATGTAATGCATCCATATTATTTAACAGCATCATTGCCATATATCGATGTTAATGGATCTTGTTTAGAATTAGGTAGTTCTAAAGGACATTTTACTAAACGATTGCTAGAACACTTTTCACATATTACATGTGTCGAAGCGTCGACTTTAGCTATTAAAGAAGCAAAAGAACGATTAAATGAACCAGATTCTATAAATTTTGTACATGGATTATTTGAAGATGTTACATTAAATTCACATAAAACTATTTTTCTTACCCATGTATTAGAACATATAGAAAATCCAGTTGAACTATTGAAAAAAATTAATAATGAGTGGTTAGATGCAGATGGTACATTGATATTAATATGTCCGAATGCTAACGCACCTAGTCGTCAAATTGCAGTAAAAATGGGTTTGATATCACATAACACCGCTATAACCCCAGCAGAAGCAGCACATGGACATCATATTACATATACATTGGATACATTAGAACGAGATGCAACGTACGCAGGACTAAATGTAGTTTGTAGAACGGGTATATTTTTTAAAGCACTAGCTAATTTTCAATGGGATGAAATATTAAAAACAAACATCGTATCTAAAGAATACCTAGATGGGTGTTATGCTTTAGGACAACAATATCCGGATTTATGTTCTAGCATTATGATTGTTTGTAAAAAAGGTAACTAATGAAAATACATATATATTATCGACACGCGTCAACGAATTCCGTTTTATCTTCTAGGCCCGAATGGTTTAGTTATGAATCATGTTTTCAAAATTTATTGAACACTATTAATGGATATGAAAATGTTCAATTAACATTAGCATTAGATGGTGATATAACATCTGACTTTACGCAAAATTATCAACAGCACTTTTCTCTATTCCAAACAAATTATAAATCTAGTTTGCAATCATATCGTGCATTATTAGAATTTATCAAAGAACAATCAATTGAATCTTCTGATTTAATATACTTTTTAGAAAATGACTACATGCATGTCCATGGATGGATAGATAAAGTTATTGAACTATTTAATACATACAATGGTTTAGATTATGTTTCTTTGTATGATCATAATGATAAGTATTTTTTACCTATGTATGATACTTTAGTTTCTAAAATTTTCACAACAAATACACATCATTGGAGAACTACCCCATCAACTTGCGGTAGTTTCATCATTACGAAACAATTGTTTGACGATGATTACGATATTTGGTCTAATGCGGTTGGAGATCATGAAACGTTTTTATATCTTAATAGAGAAAGAGGACGTTTTGTATATTCACCGATACCTGGATTATCTACGCATTGTATGAATGATTTATTAAGTCCTACAATTAATTGGAAACAATATGTTAATAGCATCCCTTAATTATAACCAACCAGACTTAACTGATAACTTAGTTAAACAACTAGCTAGAGGAAACGATTTATCAAAACATGAATTGATGATAATAGATAATGGTTCTTCGACAGCTATTGCAAAGTCAACAACACATCGATTACATGAAAATTTGTATTTCGGTGGAGGATTGAATGTAGTAATGGAATATTTTCTTGCTAGCAATCATGATTATTTCGTTTTGTTTAATAACGATTTAATTTTTCACGGGCCACGTCTGCTTGAAAATATGATACACGAAACGAAAGAAAATGATTTAGCTTTGTATTCTCCTGCAATTACAAATACAGGTGCCGATCAATGTTTTTGGAAACAAATGTGGAATTGGGGTACCGGTACCGTCAGACAGGTTCCGTTTATTGATTTTATGTGTCCAGTAATGCGCAGAGATTTGGCTGAATATATTATTAAAGATATCATTGTAATCCTATTATTTGTCCGTATTCATCAAATTTTGGCAAACCGCCCCATTTCTCATAAAATTTTAAAGCGTTACGCTGTTCTGCCGCGCGTTGTCGTTCAGATGATTGATTATTGTTTTCTTCTAATCTATGACTGCCACGTGCTCCAAAGTGATATATTAAACTATTAGACGTTGTTATGAATTTGAATCCTGCTTGGTACATTCTCAAAAATAAATCATGATCATCCCAACTAGTTGGAGCAAATAATGGGTCATTTCCTCCTATATCATCCCAATCTGTTTTTCGTATTAAACAACTAACTCCTAAACCGCGAGGTATCTCAATATCATTATTCATTTCAGAAAAATCTTTTGCCCACGCATCAAAAAATTCAGAATCAAAATTATGATAGTATTCTCCAAATAAATCCTTTTCAACTACGATATTACCAGGCGTTGTTTGTGAACCCGGGAACATTGCTGGTTCTACTCTCCAAGAATTAACCCATAGCTTTTCGTTAGGATATTTATCAAATATTTTTAGTAATTCTAAGTCCCAATCTTTAGTTACGTAAAAATCAGAATGTAGGAACATAATATACTGAGTTTTTACTAGATCAGCACAAAAATTCATTCCGCCGCCGATTCCTTTTGGATTATCATTGATATCGATTACATAATCAATATTATGAAGTTTTTTTGCTTCTCGAAGCCATTCATTTGTTCCATCCGTACAATTTTCTGCATGAATTATAAATGGCGCATCTTTAAAATAACTATTAGTTCGTACTGATTTAACTGCTATTTTAAGATATTCTAAGTTATTATATGTTGATATGCAAAAACTAAGCATTGTATGTTGATCCTTGTTGTCTAAATTCAATAAATTCATCTTTATACTCAGAATTTAAGAAAAAATTATGCATATTCCCATCTGCCTGAGCACAAAAATCTGATTCTTTTATTTCTATAGCCCCCGTTTTAAATGTTTGGCTTACTAGATGCGATAATGTAATGTTATCACTAA